TTAGTTTGATGGCGTTTGGGGCCACTCAATATCAAGTGGGATTGACGTATCCACCCGGTTCAGTGATACGCGATATTTTTTCCAGTCCGTTAATAGTCGCTTTTCTTGATCCGTAGCAATATCGAGATCAACCGCATCTTGCAGTGGGGCGATATTCACATTCGCTGTCTGCATCAAGCGGCTCTTCTGGTTTTCTGCATCACGCAGCCGTGCCGCTTTTTCAGCCTCATCATCCTTCACCCACTTTCTGCCGTCCCATTTCTGATACTGACCGTCAGGCGCAAGTGAGGTCGTGTTGTCGGGCAGAGGTCCCGGCACGGTAACATAAATCTCTCTCCCCGTTCCGGTATCAAAAATCGTCCTGCCCCGGTGGTCCTCTGCCAGTGACCATTTTGCCTTATCCGGGTCAAATACCGCCACATGAGCGGCAGGGATATCAGGCGGCGCAATGTCCGTGCAGTTCGCAGGCAGTCCGGTATGGGGCGGAATGAAAGCATCCCCCGCACCAATAAACTCCTGCGTGTCGGCCCGCAGGTTATAGACTTTCAGTGTCTGTGCTTTTTCGCTCATCTTAAAGGTCATTTTTTTACTCCGTGGCTGTGTGCACCGATGCTGATGGAAGGATTATGGTCATGGCGCCCCCATGTGGATGAAGGGACACCGTGAGAATGAGAACCAGGTGTCACATGCGTAGACTGCTGATACGCCCCGCTCAGAACATCATCAGCCTGATGTTTCAGACTGATGCAGGGCTGGCCCGTACGGGAACAGGTGGTTCTGTAATCCCCGAGCCCGATGTATCCTGTGCCGGCGTTCGGGCAGCAGGTTGCCGACGGGCAATATGCCGTTGTGTTAAATACTGCCCGCTGCCGCTCTGTCGCATACTGCCAGCTGATATTCCGTGTCGGTAAGATGACGCTCTGCCAGGCAAGCAGCATCTGCCGGGCCACACTCTCCGGTGGCACCCGCCCGCATCCGGCACCCATCGCCGGGAACACAACGGTACGGATTTTCTTATCATCCGTGGCATTCAGGTTATGTTGGTGGATAGCCAGCAGCGCCGCGCGGGTGGCGTTGTACACCGCATCAGTGCCGTCGACTGCCTGTGGCACGCGCATGGTCGGGGCATGCACCAGCCAGGGATGATTGCTGTTCCCGCTTTCAATAACGAACGCGGTACCCACCGGCTGCTCCCCCAGATACTCCCTGATAATACGGTTCTGCACCCGTGTCTGAAGCTGCGTCCCGAAAAACGCCGTAATGGCCGCATCAACGCCGCCGTCCATCAGGCCGAAGCTGTTGGCGGCGCTGACCATGCAGTCAAACGCCTCCAGTGTTTCAAACGGACCGCGATGCACGGTGACGTCCGGTATAGCGGAAAAGGCGCTGTCGAACGCCTGTGCCATCGCCGGAACCGGCGCGGAAAGAATCAGCTTAATCATGCAAGCCTCACAATGTAGTTAAACGCAATATTTTTAACGGTGTTTTCCGCATTGCCTGTCGCGTCAATGGTGGCGCTGTGACCGTGCGCCCCCATATCGATATAATGATTATGACCACCGATACCGACCCAGTGGTCATGAGGGCCAATGTAAACCGTATGGCCGTGCTGACCGTCAGTCGACGACCGGTCCGCCGTCCATGCACCGCTTGTTCTTTGTCCGGCAGCCAGACCGCCGCTCTGTTCGCCTGTCCACGGGTTATAGGGAAAGGCATGACTGTGCGCCCCCTGCGCGTCAGTCCCCTTGCCGCCGTAGTCAAACGTTGTCGTCTGTTTTGAGCCGTAATCAAACCAGCTGGTCATCTTCCTTCCCAGGTCGACACTGCTGACGGAGGCCGTGTGCGTATGGCTTTTAATACCGTCCTGCTCCACCGAGAGCACAGCGCGACCGCTCTCCGGTTTACCCTTTATAATCCAGCCACGCATATCCGGCAGCCGGCCTGAAGGGTATGCTGCCGCTAAAAGCGGGTACTGCTGTCTGTTAAACTCCTGACCTGACATCAGCGTATATCCTGCCGGGGTTACGTCTGACGGCCAGGGGATGGGTGCCCCGACAGGGTAAGTGTCGAAACTGACGCCGGAGGGATTCAGAACCGAAAAAAAAGTTTTCATCCTGTCGGGAATGCAGAGGAAAGGAACATCTTTAAGTAAATCACCGGCACCAAGCTTCTGACCGCCCTTTTTTAGCAGCGGATAATTCCCCGAAACTTTACCCCCAAGAGTAAGCTGAAGCGTGGCTTCCCCGGTATTATTCAGTTGCGGGATAACAACCAGAGGAGTCCTCAACGTCCAGTCTGTATTTCCGTGCAGGAAATACGTGGCCGGCAGTTCCAGCGTCAGCGCATTCGCCGTACCGCCAGCAACACCCGCCGTATAATGTCCGCTCTGCAATTGCTCTATTTGTACAAACTGATTTTCAGAGCCGCGGGTCGCAAAATTACCCACCACATCGTTCAGTGCCCACCCTTTCGCCGTGGTTCCCTCCTGCCCGCGTACTACGGTCAGCATATCGTTACTCACTGCGGTAAGGTGGCATACCTCAAAAACGGTTTCTTTGGCATCTGTCAGCGTTATTTTTGCGTACACGCGAAGATTATTCGAAGCATTCGTATAATCACTGGTGAGCAATTTAGCAAAAACCTTTCCGTTACCTGGCATCACCTGAAGGGTGGTCTGGCTGGCGGTAATATCTGCCGCCAGTGACGAAATTACGTTGTTACCGAATCCTGTAATCATTTCACAACCACCGTTGTCGAATACTCATAAATAAATGGCAGTTTAACCAAAGACTGATCAATGGCATCCTTGAGAAAATGCCCAACACCATCTCCATAATCCGGTATGGCAATTGAAAACATTCCTGCATCTACTGTTACACTAACGTCATACGTACTTTGCAAGCATGGGTCTACGCCATTTACACCATGAATGAAACGCGCAACCCGACGCTTAAGCCAGTCAATACAAAAATGAGTCCCATCGCCCTTATAAAAATTCCATGTTAAAATCCTTTTGAAGTAATCATCAGGGACATAGGATGCTGAGCCAGGTATATAATTTTTCATCCTGGCGTAAGCTATAACATTGTACTCAATGGTATTATACGCTCCTCGAGCAATTGCATCTTCTGACACCTGTAATAATGGCCTCTCCTCTCCATATATACCCATAGCGATCCAGTCCAGAAGTTCGCCAATAATTAGCGATGACGTCCAGCATGGCAACTTAAGATTATTAAGATAATCTAAATATTCCTGTGCAATCTCGTTGTATGACTCAAAAAAAGCCACTATGTTTTTGTCATCTCTGTATTGAACGAAGGGATATGCGGGGATTATTTTCTTAGTTAGATCCTTCATATTGTTTAACCTGAACTTGGGAGGTAGACGTAGAAAAATAGGCGTAAGTATCGCCATATACCAGACTGGAGTTGTCAACAGGTGGTTTGATTTTACCGTTAATACCGACCTGAACCTGAATCATTGAAACTAAAGATAAAGGCACTAAATCTTTTACGGAGTTAAGAAATATTTCCTGTATCTCAAAGATATTTATTGGCTGACCTACAGCAACAGAGTTCACATAATCGACAATATTTTGCTGAACTGCCTTAGCCATCCCATCAGGGTCGATATAACTTGTTGATGCCGTATTCCAGGTAATAAAAATCATCGCATTCTGGGATGACGGCACTACAAAAGGAATACGATACACATCGGGGTAAACATCGATCTCAATTGTTTTTTTCTCCACCTCATCACCTGATGGATTACTCACATCGTTTGTCAGGATGGATATATCCGGTACGGATTTGTAAATAGCATAAGCAACTTCATACGGATCTCCACCTCCTACAACAGCAACCCATTTTCCAAGCGCCGCCTGCCGGTACGAGATGAGGTTTTTCTGCACTCCATCTACCAGTTGCAATAATGAACGAAAACAGTCGGGTGTACCTTGTACTGCCATCATCCCCGCCTGCATCACCTGTGCACGATAAGATGAATAGCTTTGTTCTCCTTCGCCTGGAAGGCCAGCAACAAGGTTAGTACAGGTTACTGGCTGAGATTTCGGTACCGAAGTGATGATCTGCGTAACTGAACCTTCTGGTACCGCCCAGGAACCCTCAGACGTTGCCAGGCAGTACAAAGGCTCAGTTTGTCCGCTTGAGGGGATTACCGCATCACGCACCACCGCGTACTGGTTATTTCCATCGCCAACAGTAAAGCCCTTCGGTATAGGGAATCCCGGAAGGCCAGAGAACACCACATACACGGATGTGTTTGTTCCCTCCCCTTGCTGCACGCCGTAAATGTTACCTAACTGCATCAGCAGCGGGATATTAGCGCCGTATGGGCTACATGAATTGATAAGATCGACACGTAGCTGATCAATCAGTGCAATCGCTCCTGTGCCTGTACCAGCCATATCGGTTATCAGTCCCGGTGGCAGGTTTGCGGTGTAGCCAGGTACTTTTGCAGCGACACGAGAAATCAGACTGGCTAAAATGGTCTTCGGCGGCGTGGGCTGTGCCCCCGCCTCGGTCATGATTATGGGCAGATCAGACATATTCTCCCCTAAGGATAATTTATGAAGAAAAAATTACTGCTATTAATAACAATGATCACATCCGGATGCGTACCATATGCACACCAGACAGATCTTTCTGATTGTCTAAGCATTGGTAATTACACAAACAAAATAACTAATGAAAAAATAATCAATGAATTAAATAGTACAGAGATCAATAAAATTCAGAAAATAACTCCTACAGGTAATGTAAAATTTGGCGATGGAGACTCAACTGAATGCCCAGTCACCGTCACTCATGAAAATGGAACATCTGAACAAGGATTTCTTATATCTAGAGGCCGATGGTCTCAGCAGAAAAAAATAGAGTACAAATTTCTTTCAAAATGGGATGCGCAACAACAAGTTGAAGAAAATAATGCAGCAAATAAAATACGTACTGAACAAATAGAATCACAAGCTAGAGCACGCGACACAGAATCAAAACATGATTTTCAGTCTGCATCTATAACCGCATATCCATTCAAGGCAGAGATCTATTGCTATAACAAAAAAAATTTTAACATGTACAAACCAGCGGACTGTGGCATTAGCACTTCTGGAAAATTAGGACCAACAAATATTTATGATAAACAAGCGCTAACTTTTGATATTCTTCTTCCATCCTCATTCACTCTTAAGGCGTCCATGGCTGAGCCAAACTTGTTTATGGGCATTAAGGTTGATATTCGTTCTCGTAAAACAAATGAAGTAGTGAACACCCGCACTGGCAGTTACACTGATACTGTTTTTATTAGCAACTGACTATCCCGATCATACATCGAATCAAACAGCCACCGTTTTTTGATAGCTAACTCCGCTTAGAAAAATAACATCAATTTTATAGGTGGGGTTAGCAGCCCCATCTACTTTTGATATTGTCAGTGATGCGAAGTATCCAGCAAACTGCTGCTGTACCATGTTGACGTAATAGTCAGGGTAAACCTGCTGAACTATCGACTGCTGCGCCGGAATACCGTACTGAGCATAGAACGGCGACTCCCCCAAGCCGAGCTTTAGCGTCTGGATAAGAGTAGTCAGCCAGCCGTATGAGAAATCCCCGTTTGCATCAGGCTCGACCAGTACCCACGTTTTTTTCCCGTTCGCGTCAGTAACGCGCCCCCACGTCCTCATATTGGTAGCCCTTATTCAGTTGGTGTAGGTGGTTTAGAATCGACGGTGTCTCCTCCGCTCTGCACTCCTTCAACAGCGTGTGGGTGTTTGGTCAGACTAACCCCATCTGCGATTACATCATTGGTAACATTCAGCGGACCAATTAACGTTGCTGTCGTATCGCTCATCTCGCTGGCATCCTGCACAATCGAGCCGTTCAGGTGGATAACGCCTTTGAGGAAAATATTGGTCGCCTCCAGATGTATCTCATCTGCCTTTTCGGTGATTTTTCCCGGCTCAACAGTTACAGAACTGGCTCCGTCCGCCGTTTTCAGAATGGCACCATCAGGACCATATAGCACTATTTTGTTCGGTTCCTCCTTCGTCCAACCCGCATTGGATAAAGGTACAAAGAACAGTGGAACCAGTGATAGCGTTAACGACCTGCTAGCAATCCCGGCCCCCAAGCCTGATACCCCTCGCAGCGAAACATCAGCAGCCACGGTCACCCCTTTATCACCTTTCTGTATCGGGTATCTGATGTATTCAAAAGTAGCGACAGGAAGGGTTGTCTGCGGGTACTGAGTGCCATCAGGAAGCATATCGAACTGCACTGTGACAATCTGCCCGTCAACCGCAACAACATGACAAGGTAGAGATCGGCCGGATATAGCGGCCAGGTCTTCATTTGCCGTATGAATCGCGTTATTGAGAGCCTTCAGGAAAGGAAAAGTTTGTCCATTGCTCATGTTGTATTCTTCGCCAGCACGACGGCCTCGTAGATTGTGACCCAGGAGTTGGTGTTATCAGGGTTAAGAAAATCACCGACATGGCGCACGGATGTGACGAGGAATTTACCTGAGAAATTCACCCGGTCACGTAGCGATGAGTACGAGCGTTCTGTGTTAACCGAAAGCAGTGAGCCAGGGCCAGAAATGATATTTTGCGGCAACTCCACCACATCACCACAGCGCAGATCTGCACGCATGGGACATTTGAACGAAACACTGAACATTCCAATCCAGTTCGGCTGGTCCACGAGTTCCTGAGGAAGAATCTGGATGCCGCCAGCGTCACCAACCTCATTGTCAAAGACCCGGATGATTTTGTTTTGCATCACCATCTGCACCCCGGTGTAATCATCGCGATTTACATAAGAGAAAGAGTGACTTCGAATTACGGCAGCAAGTTGAGTTAAACGGGAATAGACGCCGACAGCATCTTCCGGAAGAACCAGTTGATCGCTGATCGCGATTTCAATCGCAAAGCCTGGGTACGCAGCGGTCAGTGCGCGGTTAAGCACATCACTTAATTTTTCCCCCTTTTTCCCGTCTAGGGTGATGCTGTTCTCCTGCCCTTTGTCATTCAACAATGGACTTGGGTTTATCACGAAATTAAGAGACTGGTTAGTACCCTGCCATACCGGGAAAGGGTTATAAATCTGCCCACTGAGAATAAGCCCAGCTTGATTAGGATTTGCCAGTGGCAGGCCAGCAGAAAAGCCGGCGATCAAATCCACCTGACAACCTGCCAGTTGCGTGCTCTCCCGCAGCATTGAAATTGGCACGCCAAACAGGGAGATTCTGGTACCGCTGGAAACAACGTCATATCCAGTGATTAGCGCATCGAACTGTATTTGCAGCGCTGACCCGGGAGTCCGCGAGCTGTCAAACGGTCCGATTAGGTTACCAGTATCATCCAGTGGCGTTTTGCCATTTTTGTCGGTTAGCTCAAGTCTGTAGTATTTCATCAGGTCGCCTCGAACTGGTTAGAACTGACCCGATAGACGAGAGATCCCGGCGCATAGGGGAGCGCCAAGTTGATGTCATAATCGTCAGGAGATCCAACCAGTGGTACGTACGCCACGACCTGGCCTTGACCATCTGTTAGCCTAAGGTAATACCGATTGGCGTAGATGTTATAAGGCACGGTCGCGAATAACTTCGCGCCACCTACTGTTGCCTGGAACGAAAAAGGTGTTTTCCCGTCAGGAGCAAAAGCAATCGTTGTTGTCATTGAGTAGCCTATAATTTCGGAATGGCAGGAATCAGATCACCATTACTCCACCAGGATTTTGTATCTGCTGAAAAGGTTGTTGGCATTCCCGATTCAAATTTACTCATCAGACCGCCTAGCGCCGCTTCCACCTGTGATATTGCGAGAAGTGGCTGCTCAAATTCAATTTCCCATGTGTGCTGAACTTGCTTGTTCTGCTCAGAGAATCCCGACACATCGATCATCGAACGCATCAGGCAACCAGTGTAAATATACGAGGGCGTCATCACGACGTAATACCCACCGCTCTGATTGTGCTTATCCAGTGCCAGCTTCAGGGCGGTGAAGGTGATCCCCTTGGTTGCGTACCCTCCATCCTTCGTGGATGCAGGGCGTAGCATCTGCATTCGCACCTGGTTCGGACGGTTGATAACCGAGTTAGCCGCCGTCGCCATGTTGTAAAAATTGAGCGTTCCGATTTCTTGCCTGATTAGTGAAGTTCCGGCCATTGGAGTGAAGTGGGCTGTTGGTCCGGAGAGTTCACCGTGAAGCAGACCATCAACAATACTCACACCTTCGGTCAGAACCGCGATCGGCATCATGCCCCCGGGTATTTCGGAGGCAATGCCCTCAACAAGAATTATCGGCGAAACCTCGAAGGCCAGACGGAAAGCCTGACCAAAGTAGTTCAATGCCATGCGTTACCTCGGCGTTATGTAGATCCCCTGAACCTGAGCCTGAATATCGGAGCCTGGCTTTTCGTTTACCTGGAGGTTGATTGTGGCCCGATCGCTAACACTCCCCTTGCCAAGGGTGCTGCTCGCGTCACTCAACTGTTGGAGAATGCCCGGATGCTGCTCAACTGCCCCCTGCACTTTCGGCAGAATATTCAGGAGATAATCGACAGTCTCTTTTTTGAGATTGAGATTACCGTCCTTCGATACTGCAATATTCCCGCCGTTGTATTGGGCCAGCGCTTTTGCAATATCCCCACCGTATCTGTTCAGATTGTCGCGGAAATATTTGCCAGCAGCATCGACAGACTTCTCTGGATCAAAGCGTTCCATTGTCGACAATCCATAGCCAGCCGCTGTCGGGGTAGTAAACTGGAAGAGTCCGGCAGCCCCTGACTTTTTGTTGTAAGCCAACGGGTTACCACTGGACTCTTTCATTGCTACAGCGCCAAGTAGCCCAGCTGGTAGTTGGTTATCCTGGGCAACCTTATCAAATCTAGTTTTCAAAGAAGCCAGTTGACTACCTGGCATGTGATAACCAAGGCCATTCTTATCAAAAATGTTTTTATCGGACCAAATTCCGGTGTACTTTCCTGTTGCTGGATTTGAACCTGGTAGTTTCCCATTCAGGTATTCATCCCCATACATTTTAAGGATTGGGTTTACCTGATCCGGCCCTTTCCCTGCCCCTGACAGATCCACTCCCGGAACATTACCGGCTATCCACTTAATGGCCTGGCCCAGCGCTGTAACGATGGCCTTTACACAATCTGCGAAGGTTTTAAGGTCGGTCTGGAAGCTATCTCCACCCAGCCAGTCACCCAGTTTTTGCAGGCCGCTTGCCAGCGTGTCGAATACAGCTTTCCCGTTTTTACCGTTGAGGAATTTTTCAATGCTGGCGGTCAGATTATCGGAGATTTTACCGATAGGGCCGCTCAGCTTCGCCAGCGCCTTCAGGAAAGAGTTACCAATCCGGTCGGCGTTGTACTCAAACTTTGCAGTTACATCCTGGTATTTCTGCTGAGTGCCGCTACCCATATCCCGGTCAAGAACCTGTGACTGTTCAGCGAACTGCTTATTCAACTGCGGCAGACGATCACTGTTCGCCAGAATTTGGTTAGCGGTCGCCACATCGATCACGCCATCGAGACCGTAGCCTTTCAGGACGGATTGCGACACACCTGTGCCTTTGTACTGCTGTAAAAGGCGCGAAACGCCCGTCAGCAGCTTAGGCATGTTCTCAGCTGCGCCAGCCTGCGGATTAATGCCCAACGACATAATCCCGGCATATTGCGGGTTATTAGGATCGTTCTGTACTCCCGCCAGCGCCTGCATGATATTGCTGGTGTTGCTGATACGAGTACCGTAAACGTTGTTGGCCGCCTGCATCTGTCCGGAGGTGACATTCAAACCCTGCGCGGTGCGATACTGATCGGCAACGTGGCGGGCCACCAGCCCATAGCCAAACGGCCCCGCAACACTCAGCGCCGCAATTTTAGTCCCCCAACTGATGGTGGTGGCAAACAGCCCCTTCAGCGTACTGGTGGTAGCCCCGAGAGTTTTATTGATGAGCGTGAAGGTTTTCAGTGTGCCCTGGGCTTCCTTGTTCAGCCCCTTCATGAACTTGTCGAAACCGGACGCATCCGGCTTTTTCCCTGTCTGCTCTTCAGGTTTTTTGGCTGGTGGCCGAGCCGTGAGAGCCGGGACCGGAAAACCACCCGGCCCGACGGCGATAGCTGCCTTAAATTTGTCGGCGATCTCGTGGAGCGCCTTGATTTTTTCGTCGTCGAAATCCAGCGTCAAAACTGGAAGCTGATTCCCTGCCATCAGAACAACCCCCGCGGCGGTTTAAGTTTCAGCAGCTCACGTAACTGAGCCGCTGTTTTCAGGTTTATTCCGCTATCTGTCCAGAGTTCGGGGAATCCGACTCCGGCGGAGAAGTCGAGAATTTCTGAGATGACGTGTTCACCGTCTCGCCAGTATTGGCGGCAGGCTTCAACGTCTGCAATGAAGCAGTCCAGTCCATAAGACTCAAGGACGTGGTTTGACTGCCCCATACTCCATTGACCTGGTCCATAACTTCCTTCGCCTGATTTGGTTTGTTCACTGACGAGACGCATGTAAAAAAAACGAGTTCGCCGATCACATCATCCATATCGACAATTTCACGCTCCAGCGCCACATCCAGCGGTTTGGTATCCCACCCCTTTCCCTCAACTGGATAGACCAGACTTGAGAGGCGAATGATCTCGTTGACCAGAGTGTTGTGAACGCCGTTTGAACCATCCCAGGCATCATTGCTTTTCGCGATTTTTTCGAGGAAGAGATATGCCACCCGAGGTCCGGCAACAATTCCCAGCCCTTCAGTGAAAATTGCCGCGAAAGTTTTAGCCAAAATCAGGAAGTGCTCGCGGTAAACCTCTTTCGAGATTGGCGCAGAATGAACGTAAGCCGTACCCAGTTCAGTTTCGACAGGAACGATCAGGTTCAGGTTTCGAGAAATTTTCATCAGAGATCCCACATTTCCGAGTTGATGTAATAGGTTCCAGTGATAGTAAGGGCAACGCCCGGCTCACCGCCTGCGAAGCTCATGTCAGCCACACTCGTGATGGCAGTATTCAAAAGCTGAAAATCGCCAAAAACTTTGCTGTCCGAATACACCTGAGCATCGCCAATTGCAGAGTTCGCTTCCCACTGCGTTTTGTACTGCGATCCAAGGGACTGGCTGCGCAACAGGTGTACCTTAGCCTGCATAATCATGTACGGCTGAGGTGACTGAACGGCTCCGGTCATGGCCGGGAGGAAATCGGTCATATTCCCCTGGAAGGTCAACTCAATACCCTCCTTAGCAAGATATGAAGCCGAAACGTTGAGTTCGGCATGGTCGGTAAATTTGATACTGGCACGTACGCGGTTAAGCGTGCCAACAGGAATCATTGGATTCGGCACGGTTCAACTCCTTAGGAAAGCTGCATTGTCACGTTGATGTTGAAAATGATTTTTGTGAAGCCGCGCATCGGCGTGTACGTTGCTGACAGCCCAGCATAACGACCAATCTGGTAATCGTTGGGGTTGTCTTTGACGTATTGTTTGAACGGAATAGCGTTCACCGTAACCGGGCCATTTACCAGCCCATAGGCAATGCCCGTGTTAAACACGCTTTGCGCACGCTGCTGGAGTCGGTCAATTCCATCCTGGTCGTAGTAAAGCGGGTTAATCGGATTGTTGCTGCCGTTGATCACTTCGTTCGCCAGGGCCATGTCGACGTTAATCTGTACCCAGTCAACGCTGTACCAGTACGTCGCATCATTGCCATCGCTGGTCACCCCTTTCACCAGGATGGTGTTAGAAATGCCCCCCTCGGCCCCGGTGTCGACGTAGTTGATGTTCTGCGCATCCATCGTGCTAAGAATGCTATTTTTCGCCTTGTTGGCGTTGACCGCTTGCAGATAGCGGAATGCCATCGGCGGGACTTTGTTCACTTCGGATGGAGATGCGGAAACGAAATTCCACATATCGGCAACCGCCGCGTTGGTCGTCGGGTAGGTATCGTCAGCCATTGCGACAATCGACTTAATACTGGCATACGGAGAGATGTAGTTGCTATCCTTCGGTGTATCCTCCAACACGTAGAAATACTGTTTCGCGTCACTGGCGGTGTAGAGTTTGGCCAGCGTGATAAAGTCTGTGTCGCCCTTCCACGTTTCCGGTACCAGATAAGCGTAGAAACGCTTAAGCGGCTCCTGCATATACAGCTTCAATGCAGCGACTTCGTTCTTTGTAACATCCTTCTGGTACCCGAGTTCAAGGAGATAAGTCCCCACTTTTTGACCCTGAGCGAAAAACGTATCAACCGCAGTAACAAGCAGATCACTGTTAGCCAGAGTGAACTGTCCCAACGTAGTCGGTGAGCCATCGAGCGTTGAGGTGCTGTCTGTCCAGGTCAATGAACCTGCCAGTCCCAGCGTCGCCGTGAACGTGCCGTTCCAGGTAGTGGGAGAGCAGCCAACAATAGTGATTTCGATTTCACTGCCCGGATCGCGGTCGATTTTCACATCATCCGGCACTGTCAGAGTGAAGTCAGAACCGTAGGAAGAATTTTCCGCATTCAGTGACACAATCGGAATATTAACCAGATCGGTGATGTCCGAAGACTGAGTGAGAAGAACAGGCTTACCCGGCTCTTGTGTAGTAGCACCAAACGACAAAACAGCCGACATCTGCTGAAGATTTGAGGGCGTGGCCCCGATCGTCTGCGAGACGTTAACGGTGACAATTTCGTATCCCATTATTTAACCTCGTAATTAAAAATGACTTCTTTGATGAGCTGCCGGGAGATGTCCCGCGTGGTGGCCTGGTAATAATTCACGTCGAAATCCACCGTTTTTTTCTTCGCCAGTGCGTTGATTTCCACCTGGTTGGATTTAGCGTCACTGATGATCGGAATGTTGGTCACACCGAATTCATCGCCGGCGAGCGCCGACTCCACAACAAAGTCGACAAAATCGAGCGCCTTCTGGTTACTGAATCCGTAAAGCGTCACGCGCACTGAGTCCTGCGCCAGCTGATAGCGCACGCCGTTGTACGTCAGCGGGGCCACCTGAAGCGGCGTGGTGCTGCGTACGTCAGCGGCGATGTACGGAGGTTTCAGGTTTGAGGGCACAAGGTAGGACGGGTAAACGGTGGCGAACTGCTTCAGCGCTAGCCAGATAGGCGTGCTGTTCGAGATGATTTGTTCGTCGCTGATGTCGTCCGGACTGTCGATAATCTGCGACCGCATGGTCGGAAGTATCGCCATGCCGCGGTAATGGAAAATGCCGGACTGCGTGTATCGGCTTTCCATCCGGGAGAAAGCAAACTGCGTCCCGTCATATTCACCGAGGTAGATAGCGTTTGGATCCTCAACGTTGAAATCGTCGGCAGGTTCTACAGGCGTGAAGATGATGCTGTTTACATCGCGTGAGGTTGTATCGTTCTGCTCGGTCACAACCTGCCTGTGTAGGCTGCCTTTGACCGGGCGGTTCAATGGAACATCTGACAGACCCAACCGGGCCAGCTCGTCAGGGCTCACAATCGAGGCGTTGACCCAATAAACAAAACCATCAAGCGGCAAAACCTGTTTCACATAAAGAGTGAAATTAATTTCCTGACCTGACGATATTGTTTCGACTGCTGACTGCAATACACCTGATAACTGGCTCCCGGTCTGCTCGGCTAATTCGTCAAGACTCGGCATCGTCACCTATCCATGCAACAAAAGATGATTTGAATAGACCGCCATCAATGAAGGACGGACGACGCGGCCCCTTCTCCTGCTTCAGGCGCGAGTTTTTACCTTCCAGCGCGGCCTGTGTCGGCACACCATCTACAGCTAACCCTGCCATTTCCTCGCGTTCGAGAAAAATGTTGAACTGCTGCATAGTTTCCCCGAGCAATTCTCCCTGAGTTAACGGCGCACCATGCTGGATGTGATTGATAAGCGAATAAGCAACAGCTTCGCCCACCTCGGCGCAAATCTCGTCAGAGTGCGTTTCAAAAAAATGGGTGAAGAGTTGGTACCTGTCCTGAAGTTCTTCAGCGACTTCAAACGTGGTAGCCGACGTGTCGCCGTAGTCATACGGCATATCAATGACACCCAGACAGACTTTCACGGCGTGTACCCCCAAAGCGGACCCATTTCCATCAGTACCGCAATAACCTGACGACCATACGGATCCTGCATCATCATCAGGTCGGCCAGTGTCAGATTATTGAGCGCATCGCTGATAGCCATTGAACCCGATGTTCCCTGATCGGCAGCGGAATTAACCAGCCCGTACACTGGCGTATTCAGACCCAGCTTTTTTCGCTGTTCAATGAAGAAATCACCGGGGCCATAACGCAGCAAAAGCGAGCCACCAGCGTTATAAACGGTGTTCGTGTAGATAATGGGCAGGCACTCCAGCCCCAGATTTTTCGGGATAAGCTCAAGTGCCGAGCAGTAACAGCATTTCAGCGTGGGATCATCATCGGAAATAGCTGTTTCAGGTACGCCCATCACGCCACGAACGAATGCGAGGTATCCCTCAAACGTCGGGCGAATGGTCATTATTTTTGTACCTTTACCGTTTTATTCAGTTTCGGTGGGTTATCCTGTTCAACGTTGACGGCCTCACCGGTTATTTCAACGACAACTTCACCCGGTTTAGGCGTTTCGCCACTCTGCATGACAGCTTTATCAACAGCATTACTCATCGACACGGCGTTAGCCTCAAGAATAGCCTGAGACATATCGTCGAGATTTTCGGTTTTTTGCTCCGCATTCTCTTCGATGCGCCCAACGGTCAGCGGCTTATCAATGGAATAGCAGATGCCAGAAAATGTTTTGTCCACTTTGTCGCAGCGCTGGAAACCATACGGCTCATGCTGTTTGATGATGTGGTGAATAACGTCAGACTGGTTATCGATCATGTGCTGGCCGCCAGCGGGGATCGTCACACCAAAGGACTGTGATTTTTCCGGCAGTTTGTAGTTGAACGTATGAGCCTGACGGGAGCAGTTAGCGATAAAAAGTTTCATGAATTTTCCTCAAAAAAATGGGGAGTGTTATCTCCCCAAATCCACCAGTTAAAACAACGAGGGTATTACGCGTATTTCGCAGAAAGCAGCGTCACGCCTTCAGAACGGAAGTTCCAGCCAGGCGTTGAGCGCATGGTGTACAGCGTGGTAATGCCTCCATCCGGCATCGGTGACGGGATTTCAGTCGGCGCAGCAACGTCGCAGAACATCACGTTCACAGCCTTCTGGTTCGGCATCAGAGTCGCGAAAATGTTGGTGTTGAGTTCCTGACGTGCCTCAGGCACAACCAGTTCCGGGTTGGTCACGATAATAAGATCGGTACCTCCGGCACCTTTACCAATCAGCGTGTCGTCCTGACAGAAGATCACATCGTCACCGCTGGCACCGTTAGCGATATTTTTAATCATGGTACCGACAGTTTCAGTACCGCCACCCGGGCGTTGATAGCTGGTCAGTTCAACAACGCCAGTCCATTCCAGCGCCTTCATGAACCGCTGAGGACACAGAACAACGGTGGTCAGGGCCTGCCCCAGCAACATCATGCGGGTTTTCTGATCGGCAATCAGACCGAGTACAAACTTCGCCATTTCACCGGAGTCCCAGGTGGTGTACGAATCGTTGCCCTGGCTGTCGCTACCGAGGTTTACCGTGGTCGCATTTGGTGAGTTGGCGATCCCTTCGTTGTTGGATGCCTTCACGCCATAAATAAGCATGTTGCGAAGCTGCTGCGCGTGGCCCTGACGATTAGCCAGTTGCAGACCGCTGTTAAGTGAATAACCCCAACGGCTCGCCGCATCAGTATCGAGATAGCTGTACTGAGAACGGGTCGAAATGCGGTAAGTCATCATCTGGTCATAGCTCGGAACGATGCTCGCAGACGGTAACTGGCCCGGCAGTGACTGGCCGACATGAGCCTGAGTCGTTGCACGAAGATATTTCTGGTACACAACCAGATCGCTTGAACCGATACGAGCAGAAGGTGCGCCGCCCGGGAGGATTTCGAATGCGCCGGAAGCCATGCTGTACTGCATGACAATATCCGGCTGCATCATGGAAGGCGATACCGTGGTAATCGCTGGTGCGAATGCGCTCATTAATAACTCCTTAAATCAAGAACAGGCCACAAGGCTTGCCGTTTTCCCAGACCACGTTGCCGCTGGTTTCTTTTTTCACTGTCAGGTTGCCCTGCTGGGAAACCATCAACAGGCTGATGTTCACTTTCGGGTTAGAGGAAGAACCACTGGAATACACATCCACGCAGTTTTCCGTCATATCCCAGACAAAACCATCAGCCCCGACTGGATCATCACCGGTGGCAAGCGCCGCGACTGCTGCGCTGATCGGCAATGGAATACGCGCACCTGAACCGACGCGATAGTAGTGAACCGAACCACCAGCCAGATAAAGCGGTACCGGGTTACTGGCAGTCGTGATGCCGTGGTACGCCTGGTTGAACACGGTAAAAGCATTGCAGACCGAAGCTGTTGCTTTTTTGATGGTTGAACCGCTTACGTTTTCCGCGACAGTGGAAACGCACTCAACCACGCCAATACCGCCCCATACGGGCGCATCGAGGTTTTTATCCAGCGTACCGGAGCAAAGTTGCAGGCGGATCGCAGGGTCGTCCTGCGCGTCACCCTGAGTCAGGCCACGCGATTCGACGTTAAAGCTGCCGGCAAATGAACCCTGTGTTTTGAACGGGTCGAAATTAATATCAGCCATGGTTGTTCATGCTCCCTGGAGTGTTGATTTTGACGAGGCGACGCCCCGGAGTTTTGAATGCTGCTAACCAGACGTTGGGATCGCCCTGGTATTCAGTAATGCGACGACCTGCTTCATCCATGCGAACACGCTGGTGTAACTGGCCCAGAGTGTTGTTCATTTCATTCTCGATGGATTTCCGCGCTTCGCCGTAAATAGCCTCTTCGAGAACAGAAAGGGTCGCAGAATCCGCAATTGCGCGAATGTTCACGTCTTTATGCTTTTCCGAGTGTTTTTGCATTCCCATCAGTACGCGCTTGCGGTAATCCAGCGCTTTTTCCCCGGAGAATGGAGTAGGTGCCTGTTTGCCACACGCAACGTAAGCGGAGTCAGCTTTAACCCTGGCCTCAGTCATGTCAGAGTCAGATTTAGCTTTTTCCTCCTCCTCAGCTTTGGCCTTTTCTTCATCAGCCTTGGCCTGATCAGCTTTTCGCTGCTCTTCTTCGGCTTCATCCGCTTTGGCTTTTTCCTCTGCCTTTTTCTGGGCTTCCGCTTCATCAGCCTTTTTCTGCTCTTCAGCAGCGGCATCTGCTTTTTTCTGCTCTTCCTGATCGGCTTTTTCCTTTGCCTCTTTCTTTTCCGCTTCTTCCGCATCAGCGCGGGCTTTAATGCCGGATTCCAGCGAATCCATGCGTGCAGAGATCGTTTCAAATCCCTTATTCACGCCGCCTAATGCATCGCCAACTACTTTCGCGACGATGCTTTCGAGCATTTTCTCGTCCATATCAATGTCACCTTTGTTAGAAACCTCGACCCCTGTGGGGATCTTGTCTTTGTCCCACACTCCCAAAGAGCCGTGGTCCTCTGTTACCAGAGCGATGTGATCGAGCAGGAAGGGCACGCCTTCGATAAGGAAGTTCGTTTCACCATCCATTACTTCCACATTGCCTGATGCGTTGTTAAATACGACTGAAGGACTGGTCGAAACCGTTTCCTTCACGATCTGTTCAACGATGTCCCGTATGTAGATGCGACAAACTGCCCAGACTTCATCCCCTCGGATGTACGGCAACATCACCGAACCGACGATTCGCTCGGTAAAATCCTGCTCCGTCAGGACAGCTTTATCAGGGTGATTAGTGATAACGGGCAACCCGTTACAGCGTTGAAGAAATGCATCGTTAAGGTAGAGATTCGGGTCGCGCCATACGTGTTCTTTCAGCCCTGTCCGGTACGCCAGCCCGGTTCCAGTAATGCGCAGGTTGACCAGCCACATGTTCGAAAACTTCATCGGAGAAGGCGCTGTGCCGTCCCGTATTCGCTGTGCTAATTCAAGCTCGGTTAAATTCACGTTTTCCTTTCTCCGTTAAAAACTCGACAGGTAATTTCTGCGGGGCATAAATCGGAAACACCTGACAACTGCAAAATGGCTCTTCGCCGGCAGCGGTAATTTCGTCGTAATAACCGTATTCGGGCTTAATCAATCCCTGCTGTACCGCCCAGGAGTCGCGGATCAGGTAAATAAGCGTGTCGCGGTGCTTGTGATCGACGCGATAGTCGTAGCCAGGCCGACGCCAGTTGGAATGCCAGCGAAACGCGATAGCGCCACCCTGAACGGAAAGCAGGTATTTCACGTTGCTCGCGAGTTTATGCCCCTGGTCGATTGCCACCCGGCGACTGATGAAATCCAGATCGGTGACTGATTTCCGAATAGTCGATTTCTGCGCGTTTTTATCAATCTCGCTCACACCGTCCGGAGGGATAGACGTCACCCACCCCTGAAAACGCTGCACAGTACGTTCAATAGCCTGCTCACGGTTCAGTTTGATAAGGTTGGCGCTGGCAAAGATTCTCCGATCAAGCTCCTTACGGAGTTCTGGCTTAATCTTGTCGAGGGTGATTTGTTTGGGTCCGTCTGGAGGCTGGTCCCGTAAAGCGCCACCGTGAACAACGAGGCGGCTGTAAATAGAGGTGAGGTGCTTACGTGTTACATCATCGCTGGGTGATTCCCGGCTGGCTGCCACCCGTAGTTTCTGGCACCAGGAAAGCAATGATTTCTGGCTATCCCATCCGTTATCAACGTAATAATTAATCGCATCGGTCAGCACTTCGTAGAGGGTTTTAGGTTTCCTCTTCAGTTTCGTACGGCTGGTTCGTTTGTCCGCCATTATTCGGATCCTGCGGTGGTGGTGGCTGGTATTTCGAAAGGGCTTCTTTGTCGATGATCATTGGCGAATCACCGTAGGTTTCGGTGGCGTTGGTCACGCTGGCCAACCACTCTGCCGCCATCGCCCTGTTTTCGGGATCAAGCTGTTGCGCCATGATTGAGAACAATGCACCGGCTTGCTGTACAACCTTGCTGTCGCTCTCCCTGCGCTTATCCGGCGACTCTTCCACCAGTTCCTGCCAGCCCGCATCAAACTCACGCTCCCACATCCTGAAAGTTGTCTGATAATCCTCGGTGATAATGTCCGGATAATCGTTCTTCAAAGAGATGTAGAAATCCTCATTCCAGGCGATGTAACGTACCAGGCGTTCGAAGTAGTCCATAACCGGCTCGATAACCTGACGAACACCATCGACATACTGGCTGATGGCTTTGGAATCCTCTTTCCCCTCCCCGAACCCATTGGAAAATGCTTCCTCTTTGATAAGGATGGCGGGAACATCACTACCAGCCGAAATGTCGCTGATAATGTTGTCGCGGGCTGTAGAGAGAGCTTTATCGATGTTCTGAAGGTTCAACGATTCGATATCGTCTTTCGTGCCAATACTGAGCACCCCTTCATTTTCCGAGATTTTGACGTTTTCCCTTTTCTTACCTGTGGCTGCCGCCATGATGCCGCTGGCAACCGAGCCGTTCTGTTCGGTTTTGGCGACAAGCACGCCCGCCTTTTTAGCCACAAGGTTGTTTGCCACCATCGTTCCGATATAAGACTTCATCGGGTACAGAACACGCTGAAACACGCTGCGGCCAGTAAAGCCGAACGTTGAGTTCTGGTATTCGAGGTAAATCGGTGTGCCGTTGAATATTTTCAGCGTGCGCGATGGATGCCAGCTTTTTGACGCTATTTTCAGCGTTGCATTCGCCTGCTGAAAGAACCGGCTATTCGGGTTCTGGTCGGTGACCATGCTGCTGGCAGCATTAAGCGGATCCCAGACGTTGATATAAACGTCCTCTTCTCTCAGCCCAAAAGTCGGCAGCGGGTCTTTGCACGTCACGCCATCCGTCCCCACACCGATCGCGGCAGCACCATAACAACGGGAAACGTAAAAAAGATTCTTTATCTTCTCATTGAGACCCATACGCTCCCACACTTCACGAAACTGGCGAACAACACGTTCATCCGGGTCCGTTTCGACGTTATAGGAGCGCGGTTTGCACATCGCCATGTTGATCGGCTTTTCCACCAGCTTCCCGCCGAGGGGATGGAACTGCCAGAGCAGCTTGCAGGTGTTATAGCCAACATCGGTACCTGGCTTGATAGCGTCGCTATCGAGTATCTGCATTAGCTCAGAGCTAAGGTTGGTATTGATCTGAATTTCTGCCATTACAGAAGTCCCTGTTTACAGTGCCTCGTAGTTCCCGAACGCGATGATCAGGCCGTACGTGTAGCAGTCGAAAAGGTCATCAGCGCGTTTATGCGCTTTCGGGTCGGCCAGGTGGAAACCGGCAATCTGGCGCCAGAGGTGGTTAGCGGTCTTTTTCTTAAACTCGACCGTTTTATCGAAAGCAGGTTTGGCGATTTTTGCTTTTTCCTGCCAGTGATGACCGGACGCCAAAACTGCCCTTTCGTCTTTCCCCTTAGAGGTCAATACCGATTTTATGGGCTTCATATCCCATTCTTCGGTTTCGGCTTTCTGGTTGAGGATGGCCCCCATTGCAGCGTCTTCCATGAAAACGCCCTGGCTCCCATGACGGGGGCGGCAAATCTTCGCCAGCCGTTCGAGGTTGTCGTAAACACCCGGCATATATTCCGGGAGTAACGACGCTTTAATCTGCGTTACATCCCAGTCAATAATGGTCAGCCGCGGCTCTGAGTAGGTTTCTTCATAGGCGAAATAAACGAATCCGGTGCCATCGTTATCAGTACCACCTTTCAGCGCGGTATCGGCCACTGCGAAAATCATGTCGCAGGTGGTAGGCATCTCAACAGGCAGGTCATTCACCAGCAGCTTATTGACGTCCAGCAACGCATCTTTCGACCAGTCGATAAACTCTGCCTCAAATTCTTGCTGAAAAACTCGCGGATCATTTGTCTGACGCTCTTTTTCCAGTTCGTCAGGTGGAACAAATGGATTTCCTGAAGTGGGTGCATGATGCTCGTAAAAACCCAATTCTTTATCGTGGCAAAGAGCGTAAAAAAAATTATTATCGTCAATCCCGTCTGGCGTCGAAAACACCCACGTTTTACCGCGTCGGGTAAGTAATGTTGGTTTAATTGATTTCGGCCAAACTTCTTCAAGCATTTCCGGTGATTTGGTGAATGCAGCTTCATCTATAAGCGCAATATCATATTCACGCCCACGACCTGCCAGCTTATTATCGTTAGTCACCCAGAAATCTATTTTCCCACCATTCTTAAGCAGGATTCGCTTTTCACTACGCGACTGATTTTTTATAAGGGGGCCAAGTATCTCAATCAGAGCATCGAATATTTCCTGATACTGTCGATATTCAGCGGTAAAAATGCCAACCTTTCCCCCTTCCTTTCGATCCGTCCCCGGTTTGTGAAATTTATGCGTTACATATGAACACGCCAAACTCACCAGCATGACGGTTTTCCCATAACGACGACCACAGCGCACGACATTATATTGATGCTGACGCCCTTCTCTCCATATGCGAAATTGCCCCGCATGGAGCTTTGGAATAAAAATTTCCTTTGCCATGTATTTATACCTGTGTTCATTCTCCGTCAGGAGTATCAAGCGCCCCATGAACCACGATTGTGTCGTTAGAATCACCGTTACGGAGGTTTTCGATTTCAGCTTTTATTTTTTCATTGCTCAGGCGGGCACGTTCGATTTCGAGTAACCGAAGTTCTCTATCCTGTTCGCTGGAGGCCAGATTGTGGAAAGCTGCGAGGTTTTTCAGTGCAGCGTCCTGGTCACGCGTCATGACCTCGATACCGAATTTAGTTTTCTTCACCCCGGCAATAAGACGACGAGCCGGGCCTACTAAATCCCGTGTATCAGCAAGGAAAACATCTTCGATGCCCTCACCTGCGCATTTAGGGCAATCAGGGTTGGGGTCGTCGTTAGCCACAAAACCAAATCCACCTGACTGATCCGGCGGCGGCTTGCTGTCATTCGCTGCTTTGGCGGCGGCCTTGTCATACTCAGTTTCATCAATCCACTGATAACGGTTATCGAATCCCCAGCAGTAACGGCAGCACACACGGCGCATCTGAGAAATCTCGCCGGGATCGGCAATCGCGATTTCATGCCAGTGCCTGAGAATATCCTGGGCGTTTAATATGGCCTGCTCGGTTAACTGCTCAATGCCCTGGTTAATGGCTCTCGCCACCGCTGGCTTGCGATACAGCATCCGGGCGTTTCTGTCGCCTCCGGTATAACCTGCCTTCCTGTATGCCTCATACTTATTGCGGCACTCCAGATAGTAGGAAACGAACAGTTTTTCTTTATCCGATAGATCTGCACAAAAAGGGGATCTTTCGGGATCAGGTTTTGCGCAGTTTTTTACTGCCTTCCCTTTTCCCTCCCCTTGCTCTGGAGCGGCTTTATCTGGATTCTGCGCAACTATCTGCGCAGTTTTTTTTTGCGCATTATTCTGCGCAGACTTTTTTATGTAGCGGCGGGCTGTGTCGTAAACCAATCCCTGCTGTTCACACCAGTCTTTCAGCTTTATACCCGTACTGGCGTGAGCGGCAGCAAACTGAGATTGCAGCGCCTTCCAGTCGGGTTTGCTCATCAATCACTGTCCTTACTGCGCGAAAGTCTCATCAGCTCGTTATAGGCGTATACGTCACCGTTACGGGCGCGTTTGTATAACGCCCCTCGCAATTCGGCCTCGCCTTTTGCCGTCCCGATACGGATGGCCTCACGAAATAGCGCTAACCTCTCCCTGTCCTGTCTCAGTTCGTCCATATCAATATCGAGCACGTCTGCAATCTGCTGTTCCGTCAGACGACGGGCGGCCAACGCCTCTACTTTTTCACGAACGAACATAAGCACCTCTACGATTTGATATGCAGTACCATTCCGTAGTCATTAGTGCCGGCAGGCAGTTCAATATCCTCTTTCAGGCGAAGACGCAGTTTTTTGAATCCCCGATAATCAACGTAATGATGGACACGCCCAAAGCGGTACGTCATACGGGAAATATCAGGGTGCATCTCAACCTGCATTTTGCTTTTGTTATACGTACCCTCTTTCGCGTAAAACTCAGCAGTGTTTCCACCCTTTGTTTTTTGCGTCTGGATTTTTTGTTGCAGGAACGCATTGAACTGAACCGTGCACCATCCCGCCTTCAGCATTCTCAGCGATAAATCCGTATCCTCGTTGTAACGCCCTCGCCACCGAAACGGGAGGTCATTACGAATAAGATTGCAGGAGTAAATTCGGGTGTTGGTAACGAATGGCGGTTGCTTATCCCTCTCCGGGGCAAACATGGCGTAATTCGGGCCAGCCATCCCCACGTTTTCGTACCGCTGCACAAAATCCTCCATACAGCGGAAAATGGTTCCGTCACCCACGCGGATCCGCTTGTTTTTATGCAGGCGGAAAAAATGCCGGATGTTGTCATCCATAACCCAGTGCCAGGCGAACCCGTTAGCTATCGAGTGGTCCCACGCAAAATTTCGCGCAGCACCCGGGCCGACACTTTTTGTCAGCCCCAGATCGTCAAAGGTGTCATAGTCACGCTGGTATTGCTTATCGAGCACCAGAATGTTCTTCGCATCTATGACCGCAGCGTACTGGTCGTACTCCTGCTCCTCGATAACGATGTGGTACGGGACACCGATGTGTTCCAGTGCTTTCGCCGTCATGCGCGTATCAGCCCGGCCTTTACTGACGATATAAATCGGGTAATTAGGATTCATCGCTGATGTATGCCTTATTCACCGTGGATTCCCGTTTATGTTCCGGGTACCAGATATATTTCGTTTTTGCCGTGATCTGCTGCTGCACAAGCTGGGCGAACAGCGCAACGTCAGCATCCGTCTCGAAATGCACGATAAGCTGTCTAACTCCGTTGGTGTTCTCCTGGTCAAATGCCGGCATTCCCACCCAATGATCCCTCGGGTCGTCTGGCTCAACGCCCAGGATATCGCCTAACTCCAGATCGCTGAATCCCAGCAGCCCGACATCAAACTCAACGTCCTGCAATGCCTCGATTTCCAGCTTAAGCAGATCACCATTCCAGCCAGCATTCAACGGAAGCCGGTTATCAGCTATCCGGTATGCCGCCTTTTGTGCGTCGGTGAGCCCCGAAAGTGTAATCGTGGGGACGGAAGCAATTCCCATCTGATCGGCGGCCAGCACCCGGCCATGCCCGGCAATAACTTCGCCGTGTTCATCAATAAGTATCGGGTTCGTCCAGCCAAATTCCTCAATGCTCGCCACAAGCTGCAACACTTGCCGATCGTCATGCGTTCGGGCGTTACGAGCATATGGGGTTAAATCCTTTAACGGTCGATAGACGATTTTAAGTTTCTCGGTCATATCTCCGCTCTCTGATAAAAAAGCAGTAACGATCAATGCGCAGGGTGCGCGGCGGGTACCACTACTGCTTTAACAATCACTATCGGGCGCCATCGTAATGACACCCTGTAGTGGCTGCTGTTCTAAATTCGGCAAAAGGCATAGCTACCAATGCCATCACGACCAAGCTCACTTTCGCGGGTGTTGTGCTCCACCAGCTTAAACCCGTTGGCCGCAAACCACTTTATGAGGCCATCATGGGTCCAGTACCAGATATGCTCATCACGGCGGAAATGACGGGACCGGAGAACATGCTCTGCCCCCTCAAAGATGGGTACCGAAACGAATACCCATTTTTCCGCCCGGGCGATAGCGACCTCAGGCCGATCGATATGTTCCAGTGAATCCCAGAACGTCAGCGCCGGATATCGGTCATGGTATAAGCTCGACCACTGGCCCCGCTTTTTCAACCATTCAACGCCAGCAGGGTTTACATCGAATCCCCTCGTATCCGGTCGCGCTTCAACAAACTGTCCTGCACCGATGCCCACATCCAGAACCACACCGCTGTAGTGCCGCGCAACTAACTGGATCCGCGCCGCCGTCAACTCTCTACCAAGTTCGGTGTCGGCCAATGTCTGGTACCGTGAAAAGTATTCTTCGTCGTATGGTCTGGCACCCTTCGGTACCGGATAACGCCCCATACCCAGTTCAGGCAGCCAGGCCAGACCGTTCTTGATTTGCTCAGAGAAATACTTCATGCGGCCACTCGCTTACGTGATGCCTGATAGACGTTTTCGATAAATGACTGCACCCGTGAAGAAAGCCCGCTGATTGTTTTGTCGCAGGAGTGTTTCATCTCCTGACACCGGCAATAGTTGTCCGGGTATACAAACAACGCGCGGGATAAATCCATACAGCGGGGATCGGTAACTTTAGAGTGGTGATTATTACCGCCATTGCCACCCTGTAAGCAGATCATCGGTTTACCGTAAGCAAGCGCAGCGTGCATGACGACACATGCGCCCGTAAGCACAATATCGGCCCGCTCCACCAGCGCCAGCATTTGCGTGATAGAAAGCTGGCCATCATGCAATTTCCTGTGCGCGAACGGTTCAAGATCCGGTATCCACTCCTGTCCCGGTTCGTTATCTGCAATGCTGATAACATGGAAACCGCGTAACGCCAGCAACCGGGAAACTTCATCCACATATTTGTTCAGCGGGCCGCGGCTGGCATTGTGCCACTCGGTACGCTCGGTGGTGGGACGTATAACCGCTAATGGCTTACCATCCGGTACCGGGATATCCGGCGCAGGATAATGCGGCAAATCCATCGCTGCCGGCAGCGTGCCAAATTGCTGCTGCATAGCGTCGAAAATGCTCCCGGCCTGAAGATGACCATTACCGTAAAAAATGCGCTGGCGGGAAATGCCTGGCGGCTCGGGTTCAAATCTTACCGATGTACTTTGCTCATTCTTGCGCTGCGTACGCAATGGCGTATTGGTTTTCACGAAATGCAGGTTGGGGATCCCGGCGTAAATTTCCGGAAGTGGCGTTCTCAGCCAGACCTCTTTTCCCTGTTTGACCAGCGCCTTAATAAAGCAGCGCTGATTGATATTGTCGCCGATGCCATGCATCCCGTCGAAATACAGTTTTTCAGGCATTAAGTGCCGCCTCAAGTGGTAAGCGTTTAAAACAAGTCAGCGATGTCTCGCGTGACGCGTTGATAATCTCCACGCCCGGCAGAGCATCAGCGAGAGAAGAAAAGTCGGTGTGCCAGCGTCCTACTTCGCGCGGTACCGGATTGTGCATTGTTGCCGGGTGGCGACCATGCCAGTGTGCTCCGTTCGCCAGGTTGCAGTCGTAGCCGAGAAGGATCACCCTATCAGCACCGAGGTGTGCGGAGAGTTGAATGGCACGCTGGCCGGAGTTAAACGGGCCGTTGTCCGACGGACTGAACAGCTTCACGCCGAACCGAGCGTGAGCCCTTTTGCTTTGGCTCCAAAGTTCGGCGCTGGTCTCCAGCGAGTCGTAGTAATGATCCCACCAGGTAAAGTCGGCAGCGTAGATATGCTGACAGTCTGGTACGGCCCTCCAGCTCGAATTAACCGCGATGATCGGATAACCGGAACCAGAAACCAATGTGCAGTCTTCAGCCGTCAGCGATGGGCCGCTGGCAACGCATATAAAGGTTTTATTCATATCAAATGGGTTTAGTTTGTTATTTATGGCACATTGTTGTTTTCACATTTCGAGGATGAATAATGGAACTAAGTCAACTTGCCCAACCTGAGCCAATTCTTGATGAAGTTACGCTTGCGTCAATCCACCCTGGTTCTCTCGTAAAAATTCAGATCACTGATGGTATTAGCGATAAATTTAATGAGACCATCATCATGAGAGTTAAAAACCGTGACGAGCACGTACTTGAGTGTGAGTTTGTAGAGCGTCAGCTAAGGGATCGGTTTGCTGATAAAAGTCAGCAATACAAAACCCCTTTTCAGTTAGACACGGTTTTATTTATCAAAGAAGCCGTGTTTGCTGTTGATAATGAATGAACAAAACAGCAGACACTCATTTAATGTCTGCTGAGTCCTTATTTTTTGGTCACTCTGTCGTAGATTTGTTCGCAACTTGATCCTGCCGCATAACGTTCATCAGCTTCTTTTGCATAGATTCCCGCTCTTTTGTCAGATTGACCAAGCAGCTCGGCAAGCACTCTGGCGGTCTCGGCTTTTGCCGCGCTTGCTTCGGCAAGAGCGGAAAGGCGGCTGGTTTCACTCCGGCCATATTTGGCCTGTATGCTGGCGAGTTGTTGCTGCAAGCCGTTACCAACACGCCGAGCAGCATCAGCATCGGCCTGAACTTTTGCCAGTTCTTCGTCTGCACGGTTTTGCTCCTCGTTAACGGCATTCTGGCGCCGCTGTTCTTCGGCCCGTTCTGAAACATCTCGGTGCAATGCAGCGGTTGAATCAGACAGGTCACGTTGCGCCCATTGCAGCTTCCATGCTGCATCTGCTGAGTCATATCCAGCGCTGTATGAACGCCATATCAAAAAAGCCACCAGCAATGTGATCGCCAGTGGCTTCCAGTATTTTTCTAACAACGCAAGTAGCGCCGTCATACCAGCACCGATTTCGCTTTTTCGTAGCGAGCTTTACGGTCATCAAGGCCGTTGGTACCACCATTGATAATTTTCGTTACGGCCGTAATGTCACCAGTATGTTTCAAGCAACCTTTTGACGCATAAAACCACGCTGCCGAACGCGCAGCATAACCATCCTGTTCCAGCAGTTGCGGAACCAACAGCAAATCAGTACCCAAGCCAGCGCCGCAATCCCGGTAATTGTCGTGACCGGTAATCTGAATCAGTCCACGTCCGCGATAATTCCAACCGTCATTTTCTGCGATATTCCCCATACGGTGGGCGTAAACGATATTAGCAATTGCTTTTTGATCCGCAGGATGATCAGGGGTACGTCCGTATCGCTGAGCGGTATCGCCGGGGAAATACTTCCCGAAAGTTGCTTTCAAGCCGTCGGCAGAATAATTCAGGTTTTCCACAATACGCGTGAAACCACCAGACTCATGCCCCACCTGAGCGATAAACATCGCCTGGTCATCGGCGGAGGTTATGCCAAATTCAGCCATCGCCGTATCAATTGGCTGAAACCAACGCGCAGCTAACTCGGCGCTGATATTAGCCGCCTTCTGAAACTGTGATTTATTCATTCGCTTTTCTCTGTACTGATACCGGTTCGCTTGGTAAATAACGCCACGGCAATATCACGCAATCGGTCAGCGCCAATAAAACCAATCATGCCGCCAACGAATGCGCCGGAATTTGCAGGAAGGCCCAAATATTCCAGAATCGCTGATACTGCTAATGCTGCAATTCCGCAAACCAGCGCCCCGGTAGCTGTATAGATTTTGGGCTTTCCGGCCCTTATATCCATTAATGCCGAAATCCCTAAAGCCGTCAGCCCGGCATAAACCGACGGCAGGTATACAGCCAACCATTTCATTGTTTGCTCAATTATTCCGTGTTTTTCCATAGTCACCTCCGGAACGGGGCGCCGTGTGAGAATAAAAAATCCCCGAAAATCCAGGAGCGGCAACGGGGAAAGGCGTTGCACTAATTTGACCTGTCAGCGGCCTTTGATATGAAAAAGCCCCGGCAATTGCCAGGGCTAGAATTTTTTGATGGGGTATTCATCGTTCCAGAACAGTTATCGCAGCTTCCATCGCTTTACGCATGTATTCAGTACGACCGTGATCACCAGATAAAGCCGTCCTGAGTGCATTTGCGATATTGTATTTCTTCGTTTCTACGTCGGTATCACAAAGAATAAACACCGCATCCCCCACTATCCGGCACATCTCGTTATAAAGCGCCTCTGACTCTTCACCGTGCATAATTTCACCTTTTTAGCTATTTTGGCGATAGTACCTTCAGAAATTAGCGCGAATGTGGATCCAAAGCAAAAAAACCCGCAATTAAGCGGGTTTGTACAACTTTGGCAACATATCAGAATTGCGCTAAATATGGCTTATTTCGTTGCATTTTGCAATAGCGTCCATTCAATCTCTTCAGGAGGTGCTTCACAATGGTGGTCAAGCGTGTGCTGCAACGCCTCTATGTCCAACTCGTTGAACGCACGTTTGAAGTGGGCCCAATGAGGCGCGTAAACGCGAAGCCATGTTGAAGGATTCACGCTCATTAATCTGGCCAACGCCGCCCCTGCGTACTCTTTGTATGTGTCATTGTTTCGAGTGGCTGCGATGTCTTGCGCAGCAAGCCAGATCAACGAAATTAAACGCTTCTTAGTTTTATTCAGTAGGCCTGGCGGCAGATATTTTTGATGTCCGTTCCAGATTACCTCACAGATGATGGTCTGATACCTAAACGTCAGATCGAAGCCGTAACAATACTTTAGCCACGCCTGCTCATGCTCTGGCAGGAAATTAACTGCGCGGCGCCACGGTGCTCCGGCAAACTCATAATCGTTAATCGGTGGTAATGGCCTGCGGCGGCTGCGCGTCTCCAGTACATACAGAGAAGTGTTCTGTGCCTTTACCCTTCGACCATCCTCAAACTCAACCATGTGGATGTGTTTGCGTGGGCAGCGGTCTTTCTCCGCTGGTGGATGCTCACAAAACGCCTGCAACTGCCCTTTCGTTTTACCTGAGTTATCCATCAATGCGCGGGTTAATTCTATACGGGCGTACTCGAGTAATTGAGGAGTCATTTCGAGATCACCTCATTTTGCCAGAGGGGTAAAGGCGCTTTACATCCTGCCCGACGGATTCGCGACTTCGCGTTACGCTCAATCTGAATAAGCCTTTCGATATTCTGGCGGCGCTGCTTTTCTTCACGTCGGAGATAACCAACTGTGTCTGCCAGTTGTACCTCTCGCCGAGCTATCGACAGTAGATAATCAAACGGGTCCAGAACGGCATCGCATCGGCGGCAACGAACCTGTCGCTCAAACTCATTAACAAAGACGCCTGGGTGAAAGCACCGAACTTTTTCACCCTCCGGCAAAAATTGCAGATCGCTTTTTTCCATCCCTTCTTTCGCCGGGAATGCCACGACGTTCAGTAGTTCGGTTTCTGTTTCTGTGCTCATAACTTACCTTCACTTCTGAGAATTGATTGCGTGCGGAAAACAGCTTCGGCGTGAAATAAGCGAAGCTCATCGCGGGAATAAGGTGTTTTTATGCGTCCATCAACAGCGGAATGACAGGCATCGCAGCCCCACGCGCCCTGTGCATCATCAGGTTTACATCCTGTGCCACACGTTCCGGCAAGCCGGTAATGAGCCAGTACCGTAGTTTCCGGGTTGAAATTACAGATACCGGGAATTCTCATTTGGCAGTCTCGTCCACGCGCTTGCTTTCTGAGATCAACCTTTTTCATCGAATGGCCTCCGCAATGCGTTCACCAATCCAGCGCATTACCGGTACTGCCATGCTATTACCGATTGCTTTATAGCGAGGTCCGTCGGGACAATCCGTTGCCTCCTTTCCACGCCAATTAATCAGAGTATGGTTATCGGGAAAGCCCTGTAAGCGTTCACATTCAACTGGAGTTAAGCGACGAACTTGAGGCCCCCAACTTATGGCCCCTACACCCATCCCGGCCCGACCGCCGTTCGGAGTCAACAAAGCATTTGCTGTTCCGTCGTTACGCACCTCAACAGATGAACCTTCAGCACGTCCACGAATTGCAAGTGTGTACGGCTCATACGCAATGGCTGGAGGCTGCCCGCTATTGGCATGACTGGTGTCATGGTTTCCGGCATGCAAGGTTGGTGCCATGTCTACCGTTGCATCAGCACCGTTGTCTTTGTAACTGAAAGCTATGCAGGCATTTTCCTGACCGTTGTTACGTCCCAGCGTGTGCGCCAGTTCGCGATTTATATCCGGATCCTGTGTACCGTGAACGGCGAACGTTTCAACATCAAAATCAATGCGCTGACCTTTGGCCGTCAGACATGCAGCAACATCAATGTTTCCGCTGGTATTGCCGCCGCCATAAGCCAGTACGTTCATCCCTCTGTCGGCGCATGGTGATGAGTCGTGGCGAGCAGTAAGGGTACCGGCCACTCCCTCGCCATATTGGGTTTCAGCTACTAAGTGTCCAGCTTGTCCCTGGTTGTCGTCTGCACCACACGTTCCAACGCCGTTTGCAGTAAGGGCGGCAACTGTCGTTTGCGGTTCTCTGCGCGGCGGAGTATCCCGGCGCACGCTTTCGAACTCAAAAAGTACCGCGGCGGGATCGAATCCTTTTCGAGCACTTGCGACAACGAACACACGTCGGCGGCGTTGGGCCACTCCGAAAAATTGAGCGTCAAGGACTCGCCATGCGATAGTCCTTTGGGGTCCATACACACAACCAGCGTTCGACCATTTTCGCCCTGCTGGTTGTAGCTCACGGCTTTCTCCGGCAAGTCCTGCCAGAAAACATCCAAAGGCATTATCTTTTGAGGTAAGGACTCCCGGCACGTTTTCCCATACATAAATCGCTTCATCTTCTCCACGCTCGATTCGTTTTGCATCAATTCCATTCGCTAATTCCACATAAGAAAGTGTTAACTGCCCACGCTTATCAGCAAGACCATTTCGTAAACCGGCAATACTGAAAGCCTGACAAGGTGTGCCCCCGACTACTATTTCAGGAGCAACAACACCAACACGCACAAGGCTGGCTATTTTCGTCATATCGCCCAAATTCGGTACATTGGGCCAGCGTTCTGCCAGCACAGCGCATGGGAAAGGTTCAATTTCAGCAAACCACGATGGCCGCCAGCCCAAATATCCCCATGCTACCGAAGCCGCTTCAATACCACTGCACACAGATCCGTAAGTGATGCTTTTCATCCAGCTACCCCGACTAACTTCATCGCTGCTCGCTGTATTTGAGTCAGGATCATGCGGCCTGTGGTTTCAAGTTCTTCGCGGCTGATGTAGCTCGTCGCCGGGCCAGCCCATGTTTTATCGAATATCGCGATCGCCACACCAAATCCTGAAGATGATTCTGACGGCTCACCCTCTGCGGGGATATACCAGTCAGGGAGATCAAAGCTGATGCGCCCACGAACAAAAGCGATGTGGTCGGCATTTTCCGGCCACCAGCTTTCACTCGTCGCTGATTTGATGAAGAAAACATATCGCCCACCCAGCTCGCGCATAGCGGCAGCGTGCTGCATGATCGGCACCATGCCGGTGATGTATTCGCCCTCGAATTGCTGGGCACGGCTATATGGAGGGTTAGCGTACGCTGCGCCGCCGAGGGTTCTCAGGCGGCCGGACCAGTCCTGCGACAGCGCGTTATCTTCTGCGGTGTAGTAGCTATCACATTTGGCGTTGTGGTCGTCAGCAAAGAGATCGAGTGAGAACGGGCCAAACTTGGCGTTTATGCCCCACCAGATTGCGTCGGGTGTGCGCCATTGGTCACCGACTTCTTTAAGTTTGTGCGATTGGCGGTTACGCAGTGCTTCAAGTGCTTTGCAGTATGGATTCTGGTTCACGCGGCATACTCCAGCAACTGAGCAGCGACGTTTTCGACTTCGGCTGGCGATGAGAATTTGCGGAACAGGATCCAGTTCCAGAGCACATTCAGCGTTGATTTATAGAATTGCTGGAATTCAATCTCGTCCATTTTGGCAAAGGAGATCGACTTCGCCCGACGGTTGCGACTGCCATCAGGATAAATATGCTCGGTGTAATAACCGGCCTGAATGGTCACCCATTCGCGGTAAGCTTCGAAGGATTTAAGCAGGGCTATGTCACGCGTTCGCGTATGTGCGGCATCGGCAAGGTACTGCTCTGCGGCGTCGGAAAGCGCAACGCTATGTTGCTGCCCCACCTGCCGGCACAGAAAATCGACGAAGCCGTTAACCAGCTTTTGCTCTTCCGGAAGAATAGCGCCGCCGGTGGGCGTCCAGTAATCAAAGCCAAGCTGAAGGAGTTTGAAAAAGCGTTTGTGAAACTGGTAGTTGCGGACACGCTTAAAGTCGGCGTGAATCCACTCACCGATTTTGATACGTTGCAAAAATTCGCTGGCCTCGGGCGTTGCCGGGGTCAGGGTTTCTAGGCCAATTTTTTGAAGTTGAATCTGTGCCATCGGTTTTCTCCGGTGACACAGTGGTTTCTCAGCAGGTTGTTCAGACCTGTGTATAGATTATAGTGGATTATCAGCATCATCAACAGCCGATATTCCGGCAGTTTTTCGCGCTTCAGCCATCTGCTGCACACTGGTTACAAATTCATCAGGACGCAGCACAAAGCCATAAACAACATCGCCGTATTCGTTCCTGTAAAGCACAACGGGTCTTGTGCTGTTGTTCAGGCCACGAATTAAGTGGTCAGGTATGATCATCACTTTGCTCCAGCATGTTTTTGGGAATCCTTTACTTTCCTTCGCGCGTCCCGATAGTTAAGCCGATGCATACGCTTATCTCAATCAACATGTCAGAGCTGTTTGAGATAAGTGGCATTAATATACTGTATATAAAACCAGTGTTATTCTCCAGTGCCTATAGCTTTATTTTTGATCATGTCGATAAAAATCAATTGGTTGTGTGTTTTTCGAGCAATGTATTAGCGAAACAGCGGAAAACGAGTTATGTGACAGGATCAGGATTGAACGGGAGGGAATGGGTGCCTGGGAACGCCTCAGCTAAACACGGCGGTGGCGGGGATTTCTCCCCGCCGGTTGCCCTTACTGGTTGGACTCACAAGACATGACTGCCGCAACCTCCCTGCTACCGTCCCGTATTCGCAGTTCGTAAAGCGAATGACGGGTCAACAAAGTGAATGCCAGTATCGTCAGGCAGACGATGGCCAGGCACCAGATAACAGAGTTTTGCGGCTTCATGGTTGCATCTCCTTGTCTTCCAACAACATCAGGCTTTTGACATAGCCGGATATTGATTTCGACGTTGTAAGAGGCTAACCTGTACGTGTCTAGCATACGAGGGGCCTCGGGTTGATTTATCAGCTCGGGGCTTTTCTCTTTCTGCTTCGTGTATGCCTGAAACAGAAAGTCTCAAGCACCCGGCGCAATCATACCTTGTCATTCCCTCAACGCAACAGTTGGCGATAATTCTGTTTTTTTTCAAGCTGCAAGCCTGCTTCGGTCGGCCGCAATTTTTTTCTGTTCGTCGATTATTTCCAGGACTTCGGCAAGCGCTAACCCATCGAGTTTGATCACACCATCGTCACTGATCAGAGCCAGCGCCAATAACTCAACAGCCCGGCGAGCCTTCTTGACACTGATTTCGGGCGCGATGATGCTGCGGGTAACTTTTTTCTTTCCGGCTGCGGCGGCAATGGCTTTATCCTGTTCCAGTACTTCACCCGCTTTTTCTCCGTGCTCTTTCACACGGTCAACGGCAACATCCACAGATACTGCTCCGGCTTTCACGCTCTGCTGAACGTCGTGATTAGCCATCGCCAGCGTTAATAGCTTCTCGATGGTTGCTACTGATTTATGCACCTTCTGGGCTATTTCCTGTTTCGTCAGGTTGAACGCAGCCAATTCTTTCACAACAGCGGCCTGTTCAATTGCAGTCAGCGGCAATTGGTTATTCGATGTCATGATCCGCGCTACGCGGTCAACGTCGTTCCCCTCGAACGGTACGATGCTGATAAACTCAACCGGTTTCCCCGCATCACGGCACCGCTGGTAGCACCTGCTGCGGCGATGGCCCTCAACAATCCATACACCGCCCTCATCACGCGGAATCACCTCCAGCGCAGGTACGCGGCCACCAGCGGCGAGAAACTCAAACAGCTCATCATCGGCCTGCTGCGTCCGTTCGTCGTTCTCACGCTTGTTGAAGCCGTCTTTGACGTGAATATCTTCCAGACGAATAAACATGCCGGAATGCAGGCGCTTGATTACACCGGAGGTGGTCATTTTTTTAAAAGAATTAGCCATCTATCTATATTTCCTCAATTTATTTTACTAAGCGCAGGTGAGTTACTTTGTTGCGGTAGCTCTCCCACGCGAAATTCACCCACATGCCACCGTCCATTGTCAGACGGTCCATAATCCGGGCTCCCAATACGCGTTCAAGTTCATCGGGAATCAGGTTAGTAAGCACACCAACCGGCTTCATAGCGGAAAGGCGGCGATCGATAACCTGGTTGAGAATTATCATTTCCCCACGGCTCTCACGCTGTATACCGACCTCATCCAGCACCAGCAGATCAACCTTGCATAAATCATCAATCAGCGCAGCCTCAGAGCCTCCGCCGTCGTAACACGCCCTCACGCGCAACATCAGGTCTGGAATAGTGACCACAAGCACTGATCGCTCCTGTTTCAGCAGAAAATTACCTATCGCGGCCGCCAGATGATTTTTCCCTGTACCGGGGCTGCCGCTGAATATAAAACTGGCGAACCCGCTGCCAAAGTTTTGCGCATAGCTTTTCGCCATCGTCAGCGCATGGCGCTGGCCATCATTCTCGACACGATAATTTTTGAATGTGCAATTCCGGTGCAAATCCTGAATCCCCGATCGACCGAATATTTTTTCTGTCCGAGCCTTGTTGTTTAGCTTGTCCACTTCGACAGAGCGTTTACGCCCCTCTTCCTGCTGCCAGGCCAATAATTCTTCAGCAGTTGTGAATCGCGGTTGAACACCAGCAGGCATAAGTCGCTGGAGTCGTTTCAACAAGTCGGATGTATTTTTCATGCCTACCCCCTGAAGCCTGGTGGGATGGTGTTATTTGGCTGAGAAATCTGGTTAACGTCTCTTTGCGCAGGTCTACCAGACTGCCAGCTTCTCGGTTTATCCTGGCTGTTTTGCAGCCACGTAGTGATAAATCGCTTAATTCCACGCGGAGTTTTCCTTTTTGCCGGGTTACTGTTTAACCAACCCAACATATTGCGAAATTCCTGTTCGATGTTGACTCCTGGATACAACGCAACCTGCTCAAGAAAGTAGCTTTCGGTTACATCAAAAAAACTTTTGCCGTCAGATAACGGGAGTGAAATAAAAACAACCTCCGATGCCTGATGCTGATTTTCATTAGCATCAGGCAATATGTTTTCATGTTCTTTATCTTTTTCTTCCTCTTCCTCTTCCTCTTCCTCTGGTACCGCTTTTTGAACTGACCCTGTAACGCTCGATGCGTTACCGTTTTCGTTTCTCTTGCGTTTCAAATTACGAGCTTTATTCACCCTGTCATTTGTAAGCGCCCGATTTTTAGAGCTTTTCCCGTTATGTTTCTCGAAATTTTTGAAATAAAGAGAATCACCATCCTGTACAAGCCAACCTACAAAAATAAGAGCATCTGCAAAGCCAGGCATAAAAGCGATGCGATCTATTGCGATCTTACTCAGTACAGATGCGTTACCCTTTCTTTCCTCGTGTTCCATATCTGTAACGCTATCATCGTTACAGATTGCTATTTGTTGATCTGCCCATACCCACAAACGGATTAATTTTCCGAGTACCATATCGGGATCAATATTAAGTTTTTCAGAGATGAGGAAAATCTCTGGCTTATCAGGTGTAATTACTTCGACCTTGATCCAGTTTGAAGCCATATATGAAACCCACCTGTAACGCACTATGCGTTACTTCATCGTTACTGAATGCCAATATTTGGCGTTACTGTTACGCGAGCAGCAGTCATAGCTGCAATTCGTATTGCTGAAATAGCTTCGTCTGCTTCCCGTAATATTTCCGTCGGTGCGGCACCAAGGTTTATTGCATTAATCGCATCAACAAATTCTTTGGTTGCCACAGCGACCAGATAAGCAGGACTGTGTGGACGCAAGACGCGTGCGCGTCGTTCAGTTGGTAAGGCTGCCAATGCTGCTGACTTCAACCCCTCAGCCTGAGGTGCATATCTCGGCCCATCGAACCCACGGAAAATACGCTTTACACGCTGCGTCGCGTTGCTGAGTCCATTTTCGGAATCAGCAGTTGGTAAAATGTCACCCCCGCCAGCCGCGTGATACTGCTCGGCAACTGCCAGGCCAACAGTTTTCCAGCCGTCCACCTGTGCCCATCGTTCCAGCTCGGCGGCGACGGCATCAATCGGAGGACTGATTTTCATGATTCACTTTACCTTTGCGCTTTGCCTTATATTGGTCGTATGCAATCGGGTCATATTTCAGAACGCCGCCGGAAGCGATCTGAAGGCGCATAGCTTTACCTTCTGGAACCAAATCCCCCCAAACAGACACGGATGAAGGTTTAACCCCAGCGGCCATAGCTAATTTCGTCTTATTACCAAAAAATTTTACTGCGTCACTTTTGAGCACTTCACTCTCTCCCTTAGGTTTTCTTAAGAAGATTAGATCGTAGAGAAACCTAAGTAAAGAAAATTTAGAATAACCTAATATGCAAAACGAAACTTTTGGCTCCCGTCTGCTGCGCAGGCGTAAAGAATTAAAGCTATCTCAAGCTGCCTTAGGGAAATTGGTCCAGGTGGCTCACGTAACTATTTCTCAATGGGAGCGCGATGAGACGCAGCCTGCGGGAAAGCGGCTTTTCGGGCTCAGCAAGGCCCTTCAGTGCAATCCAACATGGCTGATGTTTGGTGACGACGACAAAGCCCCCACAGACCCAGTGCAGCCCCAAATCCAAGAGTTATCCCCTCAACATAAAGAGCTAATCGAACTGTTCGATGCGCTCCCCGCATCTGAGCAAGAGGCACAGTTAAGCGAGTTACGAGCCAGAGTAGAGAATTTCAGCCGTCTTTTTGACGAGTTACTACAAGCTCGCAAACGCTCCCAGAAAAAATAACTGCCAATTCCTCTACTCAATCTCGTTTCCTATGAGAGTTTTGTTGTGCCCGCAAAAAAAATAAACACCTTCCAAATCATACAGTTAACTTTCTACGCTCAATAATTTAGGTTTTTCTACATTTTTTCTATTGATCTAAATCTTAGGTTATTCTAAATTTAGTCCATCGAAACCACACAGTGATTTCTCAGATAACACGTTCCGCCAGCCTGGCGACAAGGGCACAACACAGGAGATAGGCAATGGTTAAGCAATATCAGGATGTGAAAGTTAGCGATCTGCAATGTATCTACGAAATTCAGGGTGATGAAACCGTCTGTGATGCAGACAAGCAGCAGGCGACTATTGAGTCATTCACATATGAATGGATCCTTGGAGATAACGTCAAATACGGATTTAACCTATGACAGGAACTCTCTTCGCTCTGGTGCTGACCACTTATCTTACGACCGGGGAAGTTCAGGACAGTGTGGTTGAAGTGTTCCCGACTTACACCGAATGCTTGAAAGCTGCGGATCAGCAAAAAATTGAAGGCAGTTGCTACCCTGTTGAAAAAATCATTCATCAGGGAGAAGAAACACCAGCGGAGTATTAATAATGGAGACCATTTTAATCATAACTGGATTCATATTTATTATTCTGGCATTTGCAATAATTAGTTTAGTTTCTTTTTTTATGTTTCAGATTGACGTATGCGGGTCTGATTCCAGCCGCGATTTATAGTTGTTAGTTGCACTTTTTTAATATGCCGTTTATCCGGCAGGTAATTCCACAATCTTTTTTCAGGAGCAAATATGAAAACCATCAGCATTATTAATCTCAGCTTATCCGCCATTAATAACGAACTGGCGTTATTCAATTGTGAAGATTCTATCACCGGAGTAATTCACACTGCCCCATCAAACACAACCGTTGTTCTCGATGGCGGCTACGTTCTCGGTCAATACGGTTGTGTTCACAAGGCAGTTGATGAACTGACAAGTGTACATATCCAGCTTCACGAAGCTGAAAAAGAAAGCGGTACATATGCTGCTTATAAAAATGCCTTTAGTGCCGGGTTTGCATCTTCACGGACACACTAATTTATACGCCCCGTTAGCGCGGGGCATTTATCAGCATAAGCATTTATTCAGTGCTTAATCTGATAAATGAGGAGCCATAAATTGGATATTACTCTCGCATTCAAAAAACTATCACTGACAAACGGTGATGAAATCACATTAAGCATTGCGCCAAGTGCAATGCAAAAAATGATTATCGAGTTAATCGCTCAGGGTTATCTCACTACAGAGGAAATGGCGACTTACGTAATAAGCCAATTAAAAATTTGCGATAAACAAAACCTTCCGTACGTATTACCTGAAAACGTACTGAAAAAATTAAATGAAACTTATCAAACCGTAAATAACGGGGGTGAAAATGTCTAAATATATTGGCTGTTGGTTTGGCCTTGAAGAAGCTGCTGAAGAAAATGGCGAAATGCGAATCGCCCATGCTTTTGAGGCCGTAAATGATAAACAGGCAAAAGCGAAAGCAGCGCTGCTATTCATGGAAGCCTTTCCGGATGGTGACGATTCTCAATTTGAATTTCGCATGTATGCCGAAGCGGACGGTATTCCCTGCCCTACCGAAGAATGGGATGAAACCTTTTTATTCGAACACGAATGGGACGACGATCTGGGCCACCCGGTAGCGAACGTCCAGGCCAGCCCCGTTGATTTTGACAAGCTACAGCCATCAGTGCGTGTCGCCGTACTGGTGAAATACAACACGACTGAAATCACCAGTGATCAACTTGGTGCAGCTATTGAATTACAGCAGGGCGACTCATCAACGTTTGACAGCCATATTACCGACGCTATTTCCAAGATGCCGGCAATCGTGTCCATGTACCCGGAACGCGTTCTGGAAGCAATCAAGTATATCCGTGTTAACTGCGCCCCTAATAAGAAATGGCCGGAAATAAAAGCGGCACTTGCAGGATGGCTGAAAAGTCACGAAGAAGAACGAAAAGAAGGTGCAATCAATGCCATTGATACTGACGCTGCTGAACCATCTGCTGTCGTGGTACCACGCCCCTATAAACACACACACGAAACGCTGGACGTTGAGATCGCTTCTGCTCTCTGGGCTGGCGATGTTGACCCGAACACCCCGCAGCCATCGATTACCCGTTGGGCTAACGGCATCATCAAAGAGGATCGCGAAGACTTTAAACGCTGGTCTATCCAACTCCGCACCCAGCCCAATATTCTCAAATACGACCGCCCTACTATTTTCGGCGTAGTTCGCAATGTGCCGGCAGTCGATACATACCGCTTCCCGGAATCACATAAACGCTACATCACCGAATACCTCAAAGCCAACGGCAAGATGGAGAACGAAGACGATGAGACCGAACAGAACACGGCGGCATCAACTGGCCCACTGGAATCTGAATCGCCAGAAACTTCTACAGTGGCGACGCAACACTCTGATGATGTGTCAGCAACAGGGACGGTGGAAACTGCGCCACCTGTAGAGCGTACTGGACCATTCTACTATCGCACCGCCGATGGCCAGCCCGGCCGTGCCAACAAGCTGGCTAAACTCGAAGCCGTTATTGAACAGGGCTGCATCGAGATCACCAAAGAAGAATACCAGGCACTGAAGGATGCGCCACCAGTTAAGCAGCAAACCAACAGTGATCAACCTGGTATCAATAACCTCGGGAACGGACGTTTCAGCATTGAAGGGCTCGCCCCAGAGCAGCCGCAAACCGATGAAAAAAGCGCCTCAAATGAAGTCGAAAAAACGGAAGTAGCGGCGGTACAGCCTTCCACCACTACTTTCCAGTCCATTGGTGCAGCACTGGAGCATGATCTCGCTGAAAAAGGCGACAACATGAAAATCTGGCGCAGCGTAATGCGCACGGATCCCCGTTATACCAAAGACCTTGCTGGCGCTGGATTCGAAGGTACAAGCATCAATGCTGAGTACATGATCATGCGAGCTACCGAAATTTTCGGGCCTATCGGCACTGGCTGGGGTTTCGAAGTTCTGGAAGATCGTATGCTCCCCGGCGCACCAATGAGCGAAGCCATCTACGAAGATAAGAAATTTATCGGAAACCGCCTGCTGCGGGACGGTGACGGCACGCTTATCACCGAGCAAAACCACAGCATCAAAATCGCTTTCTGGTACCTGAGAGACGATGGCGTAGCGGAACGCTTTGAAGCCTACGGCGCAACTAAATATCTGTACAAAACCAAACACGGAATTACCTGTGACGGGGAAGCACAGAAAAAATCTCTCACCGATGCAATCAAAAAGGCTCTCTCCCTTCTGGGCTTCTCTGCTGATGTGTGGCTGGGGCTGTATGACCAGGCCGAATACAAGCAGGAAAACGCAACCGAGTTCGCTATTAAAAATGCCAGCGAAAAAGCAGAGGACGTTAGCCGTCTGCGCAATGAACTGGACGAGAAACTGACCCGGGTAGCAAACACCATCGAAAGCGCCGTAAGCCCCAACGAAGCCAAGAAGGTATTCGACACCCTGGCGCGTGAAGTGGAAGTACACCGGAAAGCGGCTGAAGCCAAAGGTGACAGTGAACACGCCAAGTACCTGTCAGGCCGCTTACGCCGCCTCTCACAGATTAAAGATCAACGTATCAAAACCCTTACAGAAAATCAGGAGCAATCAGCATGAGCCAGAACACTACCGCAATCGCCATCGCCGCCAACATGACCAAACTGATGGCTCTCGTTGAAGCTGGGGAATTTTCCCCGGAGGACATTGCCGACACCATCGAAGGTGAAGAACTGGCGCTGGGTGACAAATTTGACGGGATTATGACACTGGTCCGCAACCTTGAAGGCCAGGCCAAGACTGTAGACGAAGAAGTGAAGCGCCTCAGCGACCGTAAGAAATCGTTTGAGGGCCAGGCCAAAAACCTCAAAACCTACATTCTGAAATGCTTACAGGCCGCTGAACTCAAAACGTTCAAAACTGAACGCAACACTCTCACCGTGCGCAAGGGTTCAATTTCTGTAGTGATCGACAACGTGGATCAGCTTCCCGACGAACTGGTTGATGTCGCCACCGTCGTCGCACCAGATAAGAAAAAAATTAAAGAGGCCATCGAGGCAGGTGAAAACATTAAAGGCGCTCACCTCGAAGTCGGCTCCGAATCTTTGCAAGTGCGCTAACCGGGATGCGGCCAGCAATGGCCGCCCACTGAGACAGAGATATGAGCGACGAATTCAGCAGTCTTTTGTTCCCCAGAAGAACAGAACCCGATGACTTCAAAGACCACACCGAAGAAATCATCTGGCATATGCGGAACGGGTACCGGCGGCACCACGGCATTACCGAGCAGCCTCCGGAAGTGAAACCCACAAAATTAAAGGAAATGAAAAAATGAGCGTCACAACCGTAATTTCAGTATGGCCGGGTGAGAAAACCGAAGAAATGGAAGAATTGAGCAACGGCTGGGGAAGCGGCCCGGCCGTCTGGAACGATATGGCAATGCGTTACCTGGGTATAGCCAGAAACACCTACACATGGCAGATCGACAAAATTTGGCCTCTGCCAAAGCGTATGGATATACCCGAATACAACCGCGCCGTGCTGGCGATGACATACGACAACATGATTGTCGTTCGGGACGACTATGCCCGCGCTGCACAGTGCATTCGCCAATATCTCGCAGATTTCCCCATTAACGAGGATTACGTCAATCACTGGCCCCGAATTGCAGAAATCTTCGAGAGCAACCCTGAGTCTCCAGCTATCGGTTTATGGCTCACCTCTGTATGCGAAAACCCATTTCTCGGCGAATGGGATGACGATGCCGACGATTACGGCCAGCCGGATTGGTCGAAATACTGGAATGTATTTGAATGGCTGGATGCACAAGGCGGTGCAGCATGAGCAAATATCCGAGAATTGGTGATGTATTGTCCAAGAAAAAGAATACCTCCGCTAAGTGTCGATGTGGTGCGGTAGCGAAATTCAAAACTACGGTACAGGTAGATATTTTTCGTGGTGATGATGAAGTGTTTTGGGCATGCAGCGAACACAAAAATGACAGTGCGTTTCTTCTTGGTCTCGCAGTCGAGAGAAAAGGAGCCGCCCAATGAGCAACACGGCAAAACTTCAACTCGGATTCTCTCCGTTAACAAAGACCATCATGCTGGCAAAAATGCGCGATTTGGAAGGAGGAGGGCGCCTGCGTGTCGGTAGTGACCGTGGACGCGACGTAACGAATGAGGCCGCACAATTGGTCTGGCAACTGGTTATGGCGGAAGGCGGTGAAATCACCTGGGAGTTGGACGATGGTTCTCGCATGGTACTCAAAGCCGAAAAGCAGGAGCGTACAGCATGATTCCAATTACCGCTGTTCCTGTAGAGCGTGACGACGAATACGGATTTTGGACTCACCCGGCTTTCGATGCGCTATGCGGAGACCGTGAGGGTGTTCCTGCTGCTGAATTTAACGAGTGGCTGGCCATTAACGGGCTGGAATACTCAATGGACGAGCTGTGTTTTTGTGGCTATGAGCTGGCTCAGGCTGAATACGAAATTAACGGTTCGTTCACCCAATGGCAACCAGAACCACCTGCCGGCGAAGGCTGGTTTATCGGATCAATCCACGACACTGAAGATGGCCCGGTGTGTATCTGGTTTCGCCACATCGAAGGCGGTGCGGTATGAGCAGATGGGTTCGAGCAGAAATCATGATCATCCGCCAGTGTGCCGGAACTATGACTGTAGAGAGCATCGGTCGGCTGATTGGCAGAACGGGCGCAGCAGTTAGAGCAAAAGCCCGTGAGCGAGGTATCAGGCTGTACCTTCGCGGGGATTACCACCAGTCAGCAAAATACCGCCAAGCAGATATCGAGCTGGCGCGGGAGCTGCATTGCGAAGGTGTAAGCCGCCGGGATATTGCCGAAAAACTGGAAATGCCAATCGGCGCTGTTAACCAGTACGTCTATTTCGAGCGGAGGGTTTCAGCATGAGCATGATATCCCTCTACCCGGCGGTTAAACAAATACATTTCTACGTCAATGATGCCTCTCCAGAGCTGATCAAAGAACGTCGAATTTATCTCGAAAATTACCTTCTTCCATGTTGGATAGGCAGGCTGAACGAAATGCAGTCATGGAAAGAAACTTCCGCTACGGATTTGGAGCTTCTCGCGGAATATCAAAAAGGGGTGGATTTTCTAACCGAAGCATTGAAGCAGGAACATAAAGCATGACTACCCAAATCGTATTCGTGAACGGCAAATCAAAATGTGGCTGCGTGATGGAATATAGCGACGGCGGTGGTGAATATTCAGACGTTCATACGATAACACCTTGCGCTGCACACTCACATCGGGAAGTCGCCTCTCAACCCGTTGGTTATTTCGCTTATGACACAGACGGCGGTTTCACTAACCACAACACAGCAGAGCGAGCACAGAAAGAAGCACAGGACGCTATCGAGTATTTCCGCGAGACGGCCTGCGATGGTTGGAGTGATGAGGTCGATAGTGTTTGCTGGGGCGTTATCCTGCAACAGGCAAAGCAAACCGATATAAGACCACGGACTGACGAGGATAAGTGCGAATCCCACATTGAGGAAATTTGCGATTACGTGTTGTTGCCAGAGCTAAAAAATGTTGGTGGATTATGAGTGAAGTGACAGAAATCCTGTACGGAGAACTGTCGGATGGGGCGTTTTTCGCCCCAGCTTCTTCCGACCTTGTTGATTCACTAATCGGCCAGTACAAACAACTCCGGGCCGATATAGAAATGATGTCCGGGTTAATTAACACGCACCATGCATCAGTACACCATTTTCTGGACGGTAATCAGGACCATAATCGCCGCCATTATTTCGGCGGTGTCAGTAATCTATTTAAACTCGAAGGCGCTATCGCCAGCCTGAATGCAACATTCTGGCAAAAAGCCCTGAACATGACCGACGTGTACGAATATATGCCGAACAATCGGCGCACAGAGTGGAACGAGCAGATCCGGGAAATGAAAACGCCCGACTTCGAAGAAGAAACCGTGCGACCAACAATCATGGAACTGCTTAACTCACGCCAGAAATTCTTCTCCGAGCGAGTAGATGGCATTTTTCGCGCTCTTTCCGGCGACCACGTTACCAACAGGCCGGAAGGTTTCGGCAAACGCATGATCCTCTCGCGAGTGTTCAACGACTACGGAACAACCAATCATGATATGAGCGGCTATATCCAGGATCTACGGCAGGTTATCGCGAAATTCATGGGACGCGATGAACCCCGCTGGCGTGTAACCGACGACGCACTACAGGAAGCCCGTTGCCGGCACGGTGAATGGCTGGTGCTGGACGGTGGCGCGTTGCGTGTCCGTGCATATCTGAAAGGTACAGCACACCTCGAAGTGCACCCGGATATGGCCTGGCGGCTTAACTGCATTCTGGCGCACCTGTACCCGCTGGCAATCCCTCCACAATTCCGCCAGAAGCCAAAGAGAAAGCTGAAAGATTTCGCGCTAATGAGCAAGCCACTCCCCTTCGCCGTTCTGGAAGTGCTGGCGGGATTAAAGGCAGAACGTCACACCCCGATTCATCGTAACCGCTGGGATGAACCGACACAGCCTCTGACTACCAATCCGTACAACCGCCGATTTGACTGGCGCGACGAAGACAAAGCGATCCGGGGTCAGGCGGGGAAAATACTGGAAACCATCGGCGGCGTGTTGATTAAAGCGGGTCCAAATAAAAATATCAACATCTGGGAGTTCGACTATGACCCCGCCCGGGTGCTGGGTGAAATTATAGCGTCCGGGTGTATTCCTGATCATCAGTCGCACCAGTTTTACCCTACCCCTGAATCGCTGGCTGAGTGGGCCGTTTCCGAAGCCGATATTCAGCATGGCGATTCCTGCCTGGAGCCGAGTGCCGGCACCGGAAACCTTGCCGTACTGATGCCGGGAGACCAGACCCAATGTGTTGAAATATCAGCGCTTCACTGTCGGGTACTGGAGGCGAAAGGTTACGCCGTCGAACAGGCTGATTTCATCCAGTGGGCCGAAGCCACCAGCAGCCGCTTTGACAAAGTGGTAATGAACCCACCGTTCAGCGAAGGACGAGCCAAAGCGCATGTGGAATCTGCTGCCAGCCTCGTTAAACCCGGCGGCCGTCTTGTGGCCATCCTGCCCGGAAGTATGTGGAAAAAAGATATTTTGCCCGGCTGGTCATCTAGCTGGTCTGGATTAATTGATAACGAGTTTGACGGTACCGGCGTTTCAGTCGTCATGCTGAAAGCCGATCGCAAGTGATTTTTGATAATCAGTTTTAAAGCCCGGTCAGAGCTAAATTACTGACCGGCTGTATGAGGTACGAGTATGGCCAGAATGGTGAGCTTGGAAGAATGGGCGGCGGAAGAATTTGGAAGTTTAGCCCCCAGCCTTCGCACATTAAAAAAATATGCCAAGGGCCACATGATGGCACCACCAGCCAGAAGGGTTGGCAGAGAGTGGATGATTGATCGTGAAGCCCGGTTTATCGGCATTTTAGCTGAGCCCAAAATCGCACCGACCGCAAACCCCAAGCTGAGAAGGATTATTGAAGATGGCTGCCAGACCACGAACCCATAAAATAACCATCCCTAATCTGTACTCAAAGCTGGATAAGCGTACCGGACGCGTGTACTGGCAATACAAACACCCTGTAACGGGTAAATTTCACAGCCTCGGTACTGATGCTGAAGAAGCCAGACAGGTCGCCAGTGAGGCCAACGACATTATCGCGGAACAGCGCACCCGGCAGATCCTCAGCGTTAACGAAAAAATCGCCCGTATGCGTGAGTCCAGAGAATTTATCACCGTGACAACCTGGCTGGATCGCTACCTTGCTATCCAGCAGGAACGACTTGAAACAGGAGATATTAAATTGAACTCAGTAAAACAGAAGAAAAAGCCCGTTGAACTGCTACGCCAGCACTCCGGGATGATGTATCTGAAAGATATTACCACGCTGGAAATCGCGGAGGTTGTGGATGCGGTAAAAGCCCAGGGCTACAATCGTATGGCGCAGGTTGTCCGGACTACGCTGATCGACGTGTTCAAGGAAGCCCAGCACGCCGGGCATGTTCCCCCTGGCTACAATCCGGCACAGGCCACACGTCAGCCGCGTAACCGGGTAATACGCGAGCGCCTTTCCCTCGAAGAGTGGAAAGAAATTTACGCCGCGGCTGAGCACCACCCGCCCTACCTTCAGTGTGCGATGCTGCTGGCCGTCGTCACCGGACAACGCATTGGGGATATTTCTCGGATGAAGTTCTCCGACATCTGGGATGATATGCTTCACGTCGAGCATGAAAAGACTGGCGCCAAAGTGGCGTTACCACTGTCACTGCGTTGTGAAGCGCTGAATATTACCCTGCGTGAGGTTGTGGCTAAATGCCGCGATGCCGTAGTCAGTAAATACCTGGTACATTTCCGGCACAGTACATCGCAGGCCACGAGGGGTGATCGGGTTTCGGCTAACTCCATCACCACCACATTTAAAAAAGCCAGAAATCGTACCGGTATTTCATGGCCTGACCGAAAAGCACCCACATTTCACGAACAGCGCTCACTGTCAGAAAGACTGTATGAGGCTCAGGGGATCGATACGCAAAAATTACTCGGTCACAAGTCACCTCAACAGACGGCAAAATACCATGATGACCGTGGAAAAGACTGGACGGTTGTAGCCGTCTGA